GGCCTCCTTGCGGAGGCCCTTGTGTTGGCACCTTTTAGCTAAGGGTGCTAGCATACGGCGGCCGATTCTGACCGTCGCCCTTATCCGCCAAAGTGACAATGCAAAGGACGAGGTATCCGATGACATCACCCTCTAACAAGAGAGCAGTTATCGGAGGTAGGAAGCGAACACGGAAACGTGGTCCGCGCTACACTCGTCCTATCACTTTGGTGGGTGGAATCCAAAAGTCTCAGCCTGATGCCCCGAAGACCCGAGAGTTGAAAGACTATCCGCTTCAATCTGATGCGGGGAAGTCCTATCTCTACGGTAGGGACGTCAGGCACTTGCTTCGATCGGTTGGCCATCTCTTTCGTGATGGTCGTTGGAATGGTACGGACTCAAGGTTTCATGTTTATCGTGAGATTGAGAGCCCGGGCTTGGGATCCAGGCAGGCTTTCACGGGAGGAAGTTACTTCCGTGATTTCGTAGTCCGTTCGGATACTAACGTCGAGACCTTCAATTGGGTGCCTTCGATTGCTCGAGGCTTCGTTGCTTCGGATGCATTCAGCACCTATGAAGAGGCTTTACCATCACCTACCGTACCTGACACGAATGATTGGACTCTGACCCTAAACGGTTTGGGTACAGATTTCGTGCGAAGGTTCCGCCCCGGAAATCCGGTCGCGAATCTCGGTGAGTTTATCATTGAGCTACGCGACTTACCCCGGTTGCCACTACTCTTACGCTCGAAGGCGAAAAGGTTTTCGGACCTCGGCTCAGAGTATTTGAATGTGGAGTTTGGCTGGAAACCGTTTGTGGCTGATCTGCTACGTTTGCAGAACCTTCAGTTCACTATCTTCGATCGGCTTCAAAAGCTAATCAAGGATAACGGTATCCGGGTCAAGCGGCGGTCGAGACATGAGTTTCGGACGCTGAGCAGTGGCATCACGTCTAGGGGGTCGCTGGAGAAACCGTTTGGGCTTTACAACCTTGACGGCAACTTCCTTGATCCCCCGTACGACACGCTAAGGGCCCTAGGGCCTGTGCCGTTCGGTTTCTTCGACGCGTTTATGACCGGCGAAAACCTGTTTACGGTTTCTGCCGAACATGTCACTGAGTCCTGGTACGTAGGAACTTATTATTATTATGTACCGGACATCGGATCTCAGCAGTGGACAGGCAAGGCTATCGCGGAGCTTTATGGGGTATCACCCCATCCCGCGGTGATCTATAGGACCTATCCATGGACGTGGCTGGCCGACTGGTTCTTTAACATCGGAGACATCCTTTCTAATTTGTCTTCGAATGCAGTCGACAGCGAGGCTTTGGGTGGTGGTTACGTGATGCATAAGAGCTTCGAAGCTCTTCGCGTCGACTCCACCATCCGTTGGGATGACTTCGACTTCAACAGCGCCTTTCCGGCGTCTAATGAGTTCGCGTTCATCACTGGGGGTCAATGCTTTGTAACTTACTCACACATTCGTGTGAACAAGCTTAGATCCCAAGCTTCACCTTTTGGATTCGGATTGCGACCGGGCGAATTTACAACTCGCCAGGAAGCGATACTGCTAGCTCTTGCGGCTTCCCGCAAGGTCCCCGACCTCCGCTCCACTGTTGGAGGGAAGGTCATTCTTCCCGGCAGAGGATTGTCCCTGCCGGTTTACTAGGAGTCCTCTTATGCTCACCGATCCTCTCGTTACGTCCAATGCGCTTGCGACGAATGCGACGACTGCCAACGTCTTCACAGGCGGTGGCAGTTCCGTATTTGCTTTCGTGTGCACTGGACGTGGACCGAACTCATCGACGTACCGTTACTCGGTCAGCTCGAGCCATTACATTGATCTGCTGGTCAGCAATCAGAAAGGCCGCAGGACACGTTCTACCGTCAGATTGACGGAGTACGAGCTTGTTGCCGATCCAATCAATGACACGCTGAACAGTGTGAAGACTTCGACGCTGTACTTGGTGGCGGACGTCGGCCCTCTGGGCGTCGGGACAAATTGGACGGGTCTCCGTAATACTTTGGTCAGGTTCTTGTTTAAAGGGCCTGACCTTGACGGCTACCTCGCCAATGTGGTTACCGGCGAAACTTAACATCCAGAGGTCCCCCTTCTATCGGGGGTAGTACGGGTAGGATTGTTTAACTCTCGGTGAGACAAGATCACTTAGCTTTCACCTTTGTGGAGGTAGTGATGAAAAGCTTGCTAGAGGTTATCCTAAGCATTCTCGACGACGTCGGAATGCAGTGTGGTGCCAACCCCTTACGCGACCAAATCGAGGTCGCAAGGAGAGTCGAAGATGAAGGCGAATCGTTTCTTACGATCACGCTTCCAACCCTCGCTGCCGGGCTTGAAAAGGCCCTGGCGGCGGGGCACTGGTCACCAGCTTACGCTCCCGCTTTTTCTTGCGGGAAGCGAAGAAGTCTCCCTCGATTTCTCGGAGGTTTCTTTGACCAGGTCTTCGACGAAGCCGGACGATTGCGTCAGCCAAATGGCGAAGCCAACGCGTGCATCTGGGCTATCCGGCAAGTTTGCCGGTGTGTCTCAAAGATGTATGCGCCAGCGACGCAGAGCCGAGTAGATAAAGCTCTACGAAGGTTCGCTGACGTTGAACAGGAGGTGCGAGACCATGCCCATTCACAAAAATTCTTTGACGCCTTTAAAAAGGTGTCGGAGATTGTGTGGAAGGATATTTACGGTGATGACGGTTCTATCCGTTCTTATCGTGAGTTCCATCCAAGACATGGATCCGGAACAACTGCTGAGGCTATACGCGGTAATCAAAAGTTTGATTTTCGCGTGTGGCACCAGCGGTTGAACACTGAGTTCCGGTTTTCCGAGTTTGGGATCAGTTCGATCCGGAATTCGGAGGGTTTGGACTTGGCTTGCCGTGTATCGTACAGCCTACCCCGGGACGAGTCGCCTGTGAAGGTCACTCCGGTCCCTAAGACTGCTAAGACACCTCGCATCATTGCCATCTAACCAGTTTGCATGCAATTTGTGCAGCAGGCGATGGCAGATTGGGTTCGTCCGCGGATTGAGCACCGTGGGCGGTTTACCGCTGGTCACGTTAACTTTACGGATCAGTCGATAAACAACCAGCTTGCTCGTGCGGGCAGTCGGGGTGGCTACTACGCCACTCTTGATTTGTCTGATGCGAGTGACCGGGTGTCTTGTAAGCATGTGTGGGCGATGCTTCACGCCCTGCCGGCTTTTCGCCGGCAGGCATTTGCGTGTCGCTCAACACGTGCGCAGCTTCCCGGTGGCGACATTCTGTCGCTCCGGAAGTTTGCGTCGATGGGTTCCGCTCTTTGCTTCCCAATGGAGGCGATGGTTTTCTTTCTCGCCATTGTCACCAGTAAGCTGGTGAGGAGCGGTTGTCGTTTGACTTCCCGCGAGGTTTATCGTAAGTCTCGCGATGTTTACGTCTACGGGGACGATCTTATTGTCTCTGCAGACATGGCACCTCTCGTGGTTGAGGACCTGGAAGCCTTTGGGCTAAAGGTCAACGCCGCTAAGTCATTCTGGACTGGAAAGTTCAGAGAGTCCTGCGGTGGGGATTACTACGACGGCGTAGACATAACACCCGTCTACTGTCGTCGCAAGCTTCCCAGCCACAAGGCTGATGTAAATGGGATCGTCTCGGCAGTTTCTTTTGCGAACCAGCTCTATTGGGCTGGGTTGTGGAAGACAGCCAGGAGGGTAAGGATTGCGGTCGAATTGACCGTTGGTCCCCTGCCTTCTGTATTACGAGATGATCCAGTATTGGGATGGGAGAGCCTCAGCAACGCTCGCTCATTCCAGGCGTGGAGTGACGAATATCAGCGGCCTAAACTCCGCGGGTTAGTAGTTGTTCCGCGTCGTCATGCCGACGTCATTGACGGAGACATGGCCTTACTCAAGTGTTTTCGGGTCATCGGTAACTCTTCCGGTGACGAGACGCACTTGCTTACGTCGGTGAGGTTCGGCGACCTCGCACTGAAACGCCGATGGGTTTGAGGGTTTCTAAACCCTCTCCCGGTCAGAAGAACTGACCTAGGAGGCGCAGTAGGAGTACTGAG